GCTCATACTCACTACCACTATTTAAACCTGTGGGACTATCTAGAGGAATGGAACTCGTAGTTCTAGTAGTCCCTGAGTTTGAAACACGTCCGCCAAGACGAACTGCAAACCTATTAGGGTCTTGGACATTAACAACATCTCCTGGAGATATAAAAGAGCTGTTTAAGGCAGAAGAAAAAGTTACTACTTCCCTTTGATTTGCAGCAGTCCACAGCTTCCACCGCCCATATCTCATTGCCTGCCCTTCGGAGGTTGCTCCCATAGCTACAGCGGTTTGGGATATTATTTTTCCGGTTTCTGCAATATTTAGCCTGTCCTCTACTATTAAAGGCTCAGCCTTATAGCTTGAGTCTGGATTTACCCAAGTAACAATGACTTGGTTAATTCGAGTCTTACTACCTGTACTTTCATAACTGAACTGACCGTCTATTACGTTTGCACTTGTGAAGTTATAGACAGGGCCACTAGGAGCATCTATAACAGGCACTACTTGACCGTCAAAATAATATATCATCGATCTAAATACTGTAGCTATATCTTTTAATATTTTATAAGCATCTACTTGTTTTGTAAAATACAAATTAGCAGTAAACCTTGGCTCCTCTCCTCCTTTACCGTCATCCACGAGTTCGTCGCAATATCTTGCAATTCTATATAAGCTATACTTATCAATGTCACTAGCAAGTAGAAAGTCTCCTAAACCATATCTGTTATTAGTAAGAATATCATAAAAAACCCAAGCTGGATTATTAGTATAAGTTTTTTCCTTTATAAAAGAACCATCCCAGTCTTGATAAGTACTTTCAAGCGCACCCGTAGAAGTATTACGCTGATAATTAGCCACTCCAGTAGGACTTAGATCTCTGGTGACGTAGTTAGAAGGTACTTGTACTTTTAAACCTTTTACGTGATACGAACGTACAGGTATGCTTTGAAATTGTTTAGTATCAAACGTATTTCTAGCAAGAGCAGTGAAGGGGTGTGTTAAAACATCTTTAATTATAGACGTAACAGTGCTTAGTGTGCTTCCCGTTATTCCCTGCCACTCTGAATCAGTAGTCGTTGCAGTTACATACCCATCACCAGTTTGGCTAGAAATTCTGGAAACTTTGACTCTAAAATCTACAAAAGGTCTGTAAGCTGTTAAGTCTATGGTCTTAATAAAACTAATTGCATTCTTATATTTTCCAGAATGTTGTAAAGGATTATTCAGTGTAGTATAATTATCAAAGTCTCCCTGACCAGGTCTTTTTACTGCAATGTCTATCTTATATGTAGCATATGTTATACGATCTATACCCTTCTTATCCCTGGCCATTAGTCCTCCGGGATAGGCGAAGGTCAAAGTAGAAGAATCTACTTCTTGTATTTGAGAGGCGGTTAGATTAAATCCTGCAGCGGAGCTTGCAACTAATACTTTAGGAGATTGAGTACCACTTCCATAACCTTGACTTTGCTCAAGAGTTCCTCCAGCACTAGGAGCGTTTGTAATAGAAGTAGAGCCTACTCCCCCGCTACCTACAAAAGGAGGCTGATCTAAAGTACCTACTCGAAACTGAGAGGTTACACTCTTATATCTTTTAATTTGAGTTTGATCAATTTCATTAGCAACAGAAACAAGTACTCCTGATACGTCAAAAGAATATTTTTGTCCCGCAGCTCCTGTAGTAGGATAGGGCCATGCCGTAGCTAGTGTAATTGTTACTCCAGAAATACTTGCTATTTTAACAATTCTATCTACCATACAGTAATAGGTACCATTAGGAATCCATAAACCTGCTGCAGCTCCAGATCCGGGCATGAACTTAGCAATGCCTCCCCCGTTTCTGCTTATAATTTTACCTTCTCCAAAGCCTGCGTCTCCTGTCCCGGTGCCAAAACCTATTAAGCGTACGGGTACTTGAGTCTCAAAAGCTCCAGAAGTAGAAGAAATCATATTGTTAGTGAAAAAAGCAACCCCGCCTGTTGTTAACGTAGATACTGTATTTCCATTAGAGTCACTCGATGAACCCTCAGAAGCTGTAACGGCATGCGAATGTACGCTTCTAACAATTAAGTATTTATCTCCATTTGCTGCTTGAAGTATTGGAGTAAGTCCTGCGTCACTAATAGTAGCTGTTGTAGAATTTTGAGTCAGCGTAACCTTAGCCGAGCTTTGACTTGCTGCCACAGCAGATTGATTAAGAGGGGCAGCTCTGTCATCGTTTAAAAAAACAGAAGACTGAGCATCCACTAAACCATGTATTGGGCCTTCCGATATAAGATCAGTAATCGAGATAATTTGTTTATCGCCTTCATTATAGATCGATGTTGCATTATTACCAGCAGCGTTATTTCCGCCTCTGTCGTCATTTGGGTTTGGCATTTCTTATTTTCTCCTTTACATTCCTACTGATATATTTAGATTAGTTAGTGAACTCAAATTTCCACTAGAGTCCACGTATACGTTATCTGTTGCATACGAACTGATAGTACCCCGTCCTTGAACCACTTCTATAGAAATAGGTCTTCCAGGAACTCTTAGCTCTCCATAAAGTATAGGTATGGGATCTCCTTCTCTAGCATTGTTGGCGCCTCCAGAGAAAAGATAGTTAGTAGTAGCTCCACTATCTTGATCTACTGCAGGGTCTGGTGCCATTATTTGCTGTAGACCTGCTAAGGCTAAGTTTGCCGCAAACAACACCGTCATAGAACCCGTTATAGTCAAGCCTCCGCTAGCTGCCACCATATAGCCTGTGTTTGCTCCTCCTACCCCCAATCCTGCAAAACCTCCTGTAAAATAAATTACAGCGATGATTGCTATAGCTGCTAAAATTTTTGTTAAGCCTTTCTTAGATCCTGCAGGTGCAAGAGCTAAAGTTATGTCTCCTTTAGCTACAGGAGACAATAAATCTTCGTGATCTAAGGCACCATTCTCTTCGGTATCCAGTATAAAGCCAATATCATTTTCATGGCATTTTCTTAAGTAAGGAACAAAGTCAGGTCGATTTGCTTGTATGCACTTAAAAATATCAGAATAGTTTTCTGTATTAACAATAAACTTTCTGCCAAATCTTTCTCCTAACTCACCTTGTAAATATACATTACGCTGCATAACGATAAACTCCACTTATATGCTTCTTCCAAAAAGGATAGAGATTCTCCCTGCAGGATATTCTATTTTCTGCGTGATGAAAAAATAAGTCATCACCCAAGTAAACTCCACAATGATTGCCTACAGAGGCATTAATTGTAAAAATAATTACATCATTTTCTTTCATATTATCTTCAACTCTAGAGTAACCATAGTCTCTGATTATCTCATCCGTAAAATAATCAAGACTTTTTTCCCACCAATCATCTTCAAAAGCAGCTCTAGTAGGTATATCTATATTGCGAGAAGCTAGATAATCTCTCATTGCCTCGAAACAATCATTCACACCAAACTCGTAGTCTCTGCCATATAAAGGCTTGGTCTCTCTTTCAGGCTGTACAATTTTTAAGTCCATATCAGGGTAGCTAAATATGTAGTACGGAATACCTAAGGTATTGCAATATTTTTTATCATTTTCGCTTGGCTCAGGTGAAGCATCTGGATGACTATGGACTATACCCACTATGTCTCCTCTGCGGCTGGCTGCTATATATTGCTTTGAGTCTATAACGAAGCTATCATCTTCGTCGGACACATTATCACAAGCCACCCATTCTTTTTTACCTTTTACTGCTATAAATACTCCGCAGGCTTCTTTGGGGTACCAAGCTGAGAAATGTTCTTCTATCTTTTCTAATTGTGTCATATTTAGTACTTTAAAGTTCCGGGGAAAGATCCAAAAGGTAGTCTTGCCGCTCTATTAGTTCTTCCAGAAGGATTTTTATCTGCTGAAGTCTGAACTACAGGAATAGCTCCATATCGTGCTTTACAAGACTGTAAGGTTTTTCCGCAGACTTCATCCCTAACCCAGTGCCCTCCAGGTTGAGGTGTGTTGCCAGAGTTAGTAGTATGTAAAGATCTCCAAATTGTTCCATCATATCTTACACGAGCACCCGATGCATACGAAGTACTTGCTGAATAATCTGACCAGACAAATACTTCTTTCCAGTAAGAAGAGGTTGTTGAAGGAGTGTTTCCAGTACCTGCAATAACACATAACCATTTCTTACCACTATAAGTAACATAGTCGTTAAGTGTGTGGGCTGTGTTTGAGCCATAAGCGCCAAAGCCCGTTGCATGGTGAACCAAGGGCCTTTCATCAAAATCAAAATAAGCTCTATGGGTATATACATTTCCATTAGAATCTTCATACCTATAAGTATTATCTTGTTTCCAGGTACAGCCTCCGCCCTTACCCTTGTCATGCCCTTGATATAGCCAACTACAGTATTTTCCAACTACCACTCTTCTAGGTAGCTTAATGCCTTCCAGGTCAAAGGGAGCTGCTACTTCAAAGGTAATTGCAGTGGCAGTTTCTGCGGCTATTCTATCAATTATATACTCTTGAGTACGAAATTCTATAGGAGGGCTTGCATCACCAGTTTCACCATGTAAGTACTTTACAAACGTTTGTCTGCGAATAAGTCTCTGGCCAACTAAATCGTCATTTTTAAACCCGCCCAGCTGAGAACTAAACAGACTACCTATGTTAGCAATAGTTAAAGCAGGTCGTGAGGGGGCTCCATCAGCAGAAATATCTAAGCCGTCTACCATCATAGGCATGGGGCTATATTCTCTAATGCTGTGGTCATTTTGGGTTGCTGTACCTGTGCCCGTACCTACACCTGTAGCCGTAAAAGTTGTGCCTGCCGTATTATTAGCTGCACCAATAGAGGTAAAACCTGTGCCAGATACTATACTGTAAGAGTTTCCTACAATAAAGTTTCCTGCAACCACTGCTGCAGTGCTAGGAGGAGTTTTATCTCTAAATTTTACTTCATCAAGGTCCTCGTTAAGGCCTGGATGAAAGTATAATGTTACTCCTGTAGGCAGTGTTATTTGAAATAGCTCTATTAAACTTGAACTAATTTCTTGTGACTGGCTATCTGTTGCTATTAAGTTGCTCATGCTTCAAAAACTCTTTTCAATGATAGTGTTAGACTATAGAAATTATCATAGTCGTATGTTAGAGAGTAACCTGTAGATACTACTTTTAGGTCTTTTTCTCCTGTTCGGGTAGTGTTGTTCGTATCCGGCATTGTAAATAAAAACTTGGATACATTTTTCTTTGTGTCTAAGAACACAACTATATCGTCTATATCTGCTTTGGGTCTTGTTTTAAAACTTAAAGAATAGGTTTCTTTTAAACTATTAATACCATCTGCTATTCTTTGCTCGTATCCATCCCCAAAAGATACGGATAAAACTTTTGGAGCACTCGTTTTAGTCATAGACTTATCAGGAGTGGCTATAAAGGTCCCATCTAAATGTTTAATTCCTATTGTCATTATGCTACTCCATAGGGGTTAAGTATGCCCCCTGATCGTTTTTGATTTTGAAGTTCTGATTGAACAGCGCTTGCTATCGCACCGCCTAACTTATCCATATCTGGGCCTGTACTACCTTTTGTACTTGACTGCCCATCGGAGGATACGTTTACTACAATATTATTGTTAGTAGCTCCACTATCTTTCATTTCTACAGGTATAGATTTTCCATTCGGTAAAGGAACTACTGCTTCTGTTCCATGAAGAACTGCAGGATAACCCGATGTAGAACCTCTAGCGACTCCACCTGTTGAATAAACTGGAGCTTTCCCTTTAGGGGTTAGTATTCCGCCATCTCTTGCTTTGATGCCTAAAAAATTACCCAAACCAGTGCCGCCTAAGGTAGATTCGAGCATTTTCATAACCATCATTTTAATGATCATTCTGGCTATATCTGCTATTATTGCTTTTGCCATATCAGCGAAGGCTGCTTTAGCAGATTTTGTTCCGTCTACTAGCGATTGGAAGGCTCCTTGCATGTTAGACTGAAGGGAGTCTCCTATTTTTAACCCCATCTGAGCTGTTTCATTTGCTGCATTAGTAGCGGCATCAACTTTTGCTTCCTGCAAATCTATCTCTCGTTGACCTTGCTCCATTAACTTGGTATGAGCGGCTAAGCCAATTTCGTCAATAATGAGTATTCTATCAGATTTCATTCTCTGCAAATCATTACTCTTTTGGTCTAACTCTAACTCGGCGGCTTTCATAGCCAAGTTAGCTTGTTCTCTTGCTCCAAAAGCGGAATTTAAAGTAGACCCTGCGTTAGTACTGCTAATAGCATTTTCGTTTTTAGCGCCTTTTATTCTCTTATCTTCTGCTTCTATCTTTCTTAAGTTCGCTATAAAAGCATCTATGCCGCCTGAATCTTTAAAACGAGCATCTAAAGTTTCTTTAATATCAGTAGTAAGTCCTAGAGATTTTCCTGCCTCGATTGCCGCATCGCCCATCCTACTAATATTACTAGTATAGCTTAACACTGCTTCCGCGCCACCACCTTTTAAAGCAATAGCCATGTTAGCTAGCTTATCTTTTGCTCCATCAATATTAGTCGTAAATCGTGCCGCGTTTTTAGTCATGGACTCTACTACTCCAGTTTGGCCTGCTGCAACAGCGGCTGCAAACTTAGGAGATAACTTTTCAAGACCCTTCATTTCCTTCTGAATACTCTCTAGACCTTCATTATACAGTTTTAGATTTCCAGTTTCTTCGCCTGTTACTAGATCTATCTTAGGTTTTATAGCATCTAGCTCTCTCAACATATCAAGAACAGGTAAGCTTTGCATAGTATTTGCTTTGGCAGCATCATGCTTTAAAGGATCATAGTTTTCGTTTTTAATCATGTTTCCTTTCCCGTCAGGAAGCATCTTATTCATAACAGCGCCTTTGTTGATAATATCTAGTTCTTTTCCTAAGTCTACTGCGGTGCTTCTTATATTCGCTAAGGACTCTTTAAATGCATCATTCTTTTCGGCGGCTGTTTGTATCCCATCAGCATACTTATAGAGTTTAGTGCCTTGTATGCTTTTTTCTATAGAGGCTCCTAGATCTTCGCCAAAAGTCACTTTGTCCATTTGCCCAATCTCAATGCCCGGTATTCTGCTTATCTGTTTTGCTAAGACGTTTACTACTGTTATTGCACCATTTGCCATACCTTGTATGATTTTTAAAGCAAATTTAATTGCTGAAATCATACCATCAAGCATGCTTCTTGGAGCATTCACAACAGCCATTATCAGGTCGTAAATCATTTGAATTATACCTAGTACAACGGTGGCTTTCATAGCCATGTTCATGGCTTTGCCTGCAATTTTCGCAGCTTTGCCTACAACCTTAAAGCCTCCTGCAAGACCTTTCTTAAGAACTGCTTCTAGTTTCTTTGCCCTTAAAACTTGCGTTTTGAAAAAAGTCTTTAGTTTTCCGCCTGTTGTCTGCACTCTCCTTTCCGTTTTCTTAAGACCTGCTCCAATACTGCGCGCTATATCAATACCTACGTCTTTAAAAATACCTTTCGTTACTTTTCCGCTGTCCGCGTACTGTTTTTCTGCAGAGGCTAAAGCTTTCTTGAGGTTGGTTTTATCTGGGCCTTTCATTTCGCCTGCAGCGGCTCTTGCAAGTACAGGAGACGTAGCGCCTGCTTTTACTGCTTTACCTGCTCCTGACTGTAAGTCTTTTGCACCTTGAGCCTGGATTTCCGCAGTGGCAGTCTTTAATCCTTCCATTTCCTCTTTATAACGTTTAAATGCAGCTGATGCTTTGTCAGCTTTTTCGTCCTGCCCTGCAAAGAATCCGGTAATCGCTGTTCCCATTTCTCCAACAAAAGGCATATTTTTTGCAATACCTAGACCAATAGCACCAAAGAATAAAGCTGCAACAGCTGCATTTTCATTCATAAAAGAAGCCAAAGCTTCAAATGGGGGTAAAATAAAAGAAGACAATGTTTTTGCTAAGTCTGAAAAAGTTGCGCCTAGTTGTATAAAGGGGTTAGCTTTACCTTCTTGCTCTCCCACAACTTTATCCAGTTGTGTCATTGTTTCTAAGTATACTGCCTGGGCTTGGTCTGCGGAGGTTAATGCATCTGCCGAAATACCGAGAGAGTCTGCATATTTTTTCTTAGCTGTTTCTAATCTAAGAGTAATACCTAATTCATCGAGTAATTCTGGTTCAGCTTTTGAGACACCTCTAGTTAAACGATCAAAAGAGTCTGTAAAGTTTCTACCTAAGACATTAGAAACCCTTAAAGCTCCATCTGCCATTTTTGCCATTTGATCAGAAGAAAAACCTTTTGCTAGCCCCATAGCTGAAGCACTGGCTGCAGATTGAAAATCCAACATACCTTTAGAAGCTGTTCTAAGTTTGCCTGTTAAACTTTGCATAGCAATACCACTGTTTTGAGCAAACTGAACTTGGCTTTGTTCTAATACTTGAATGTCGGAGGCATTTTTAAGAAAGTTAAAAGCAGCAGATAAAGCAAACACACTAGCTGCAAAAGTTGCATAAGCACCTACTAAGCCACCCATGCCTTGTGCCATTTTGGAAAAGTTTTTTGTTCCATTAGCAGAAGCCTGGGCGGCCCCTTTAAGATTGCGGTCAGCTGTACGAGCACCGGTACCTACATCATCCAAGCCTTTAGCGGCTTTTTTAGACTCTAGGCCAAGTTTTTTTGTACTGCCTTTATCATCAACGATTACATCGATTTCAACTTTATTTTTTGCCATTAGCCTTGTACTTTATGGGTGAATTGTTTCCCACCGCCCGAGGATCTTTTTTCCTCTGCCTTATGTTTTCTAGCCGCTTTCTCTGACCTATAGTTAACTAGTAATACTTCCCACAATTTCATTATGTATATTATCGTTCTTGGCTCCTGTACTTCATATAAGTTTAATAGAAACTCTAAATTGTTCCAAGTTTTACCCATGTACTGTCCCGACATACCTTCGTATCTATCTTCCAGAAAGCTAAACACGAAAAATGCCACCTGGACTTCATATGGAAAATCTGAAGTCTCTAGTGGCATCTTG